CACTTGCCCCCCTGCCCCGTTTAACACTTTGCCCCTTCCCGTCCCTTCCCGGATTTATCACAAGGCCCCCATGTACCCATCGGACGCCCAATGTCCTACCCAGGTTATTTACATAGCACTCCAGGGTAAGACATCCCATGTCCCACCCCGTTACATACCCTGCGACCTCTCCGGTATCATCCCGAAATCTGTTTCGGGATCATGCGATCTCATGGTGCGGTATTCCAGATCTTGCATATGCCATACGGAATTCGGAATTCGGGAATCGGAATTCGGGAATCCCCCTGTGTTCATTGATCCGAATCAGGTTCACGGAAATCTTCATTTCCCTACATTTTCCCCCTTGACGAGATGGATGATGGTGCGGTAGGTTGGTCCCATCGCCGCATGGAGCGGTGGTAAATCAACGAACGATATGAATTCATTCCCAATTATCTCCGGTAAGAAGCGGTTCGGCCATGATGAGTTGGCCAATCTTGATGTGTCGAAGCTGGTGATCCTGACATGGCGTGGCGGTGAGGAGCCGATCACGGATGCTCAGTGGAATCAGGTGCGTTCATTACTGTGCGCTGCTCCGTCCTTGCTGACCGCGCTTGAGCGTCTGGCGCATCCAATGGCTGACGAGGATGATCTGGCCTATGCGAAGGAAGTGATCGCCAGCGCGAAGGGAGGTGCGAAGTGAACCTTGCCGAGATCAAAGAGGCTGTTCTGTCCGGCAAGACGGTGCATTGGAAGAATGGTGCGTATCGGGTGACCCATTCCCCGCGCACCAATTCCTTCCTGATCGAGTGCATCCTGAACGGCGACTGCATCGGACTGACATGGACTAATGGCGTGACCATGAACGGGGAGGAGAAGGACTTCTTCATCGCAACCAACAACATTTAACACTATGGGATCATGGATAATACCAAAACAATTACGCACATCAGTCTATGCACCGGTTACGGAGGTATGGACATTGGGCTTTGTAGAGTTATCCGAGGTATGCGGACAGTTGCTTATGCGGAGATCGACTCATTCGCAATCGAAGTATTACTTACGCGAATGGAAGCGGGGCAACTTGATTCGGCTCCGATCTGGACTGATATACGGGATTTCCCGTGGGAATCGTTTCACGGATGCGTGGACATCTTTAGTGCGGGCTATCCATGCCAGCCATTCAGCCATGCCGGACTCCGCAAAGGAGAGGACGATGAGCGGCATCTCTGGCCCCACATCAAGCGAGGGATCGAGGCAGTTAAGCCTGCGGTTGTCTTCCTCGAAAACGTCGAGGGCCACATCTCGATGGGACTCTCCACAGTCATCAGCGACTTGGAAGAGTTGGGTTACCGGTGTTCGTGGGGAATCTTTAGCGCGGAGGAATGCGGTGCGCCGCATCGCAGGAACCGAGTCTTCATCGTTGCTACCGACACCGTGCGCGAACGAGGACAGCTTTCGGTTGAACGGATCAAGTCAGCAATCCAAGACATTGGAAGCGATGGCGCGGCGGGGGGAATTGAGTGGGCCAACTTTCGTGGCTGGTCCATTGAACCCGTCGTTCGTCGAAATGATGATGGGCATTCCAATCGGGTGGACCGCTTGCGACTCCTCGGAAACGGCGTCGTCCCAGCAACCGCCTCTCTAGCCTTCAAAACCCTGCTCTCCGCCATCCACACACCATCCAGCAATCAAACGCGATCCTAGAGCCATTTCCGCTCCAGCAATCCACATCCTCCATCCTCCATCCAACCCGATACTTCGCAATCAGTGGGGGTCCTGAAAAACCGCAGCCGCAGCGTGGGGGCCGTCAGAGCCCCCGAAAAGCGTTGCGGCGTAAGCGGTTTTTAACTCCCTAGAAGAGGGAGTGACAAGACTCCCTCTAGGGAGGTAGTAGTGGCCATGGGAACTTCTGGGGATGCTTGGGTTAATTTATTGCGAGTTATCTTGACATGATTCCGAGTGGAATCTACCGTGTTTCCACCATGAGTTATCTCGACAATGGTTCCACGCTTCGGTCGATGTTCCGACTGACGCCCCCGCAACGCCACGACATCGATCCCACTCGATCGGAAATTATCACCTACATAAAGGACAACCTTCATTGTGATATTGGCCGTGCAATACGCGCATTCAACTCGATGCGAAACAAGAAGTCCCAGGTACTTGTATATGACATGATTCATAGGCAATGGCGTGGGTGCGACTGGGTGCCTCCGGAGGATGGCGACCAGATCACGTTTCTGACTCGCACGATCAACGAGATGAAGCGTGAGTTGTTCGCGCTGAAGTCTGAGGTCCGTAAGCATGGCCGAGTGATTGGCCAACTGGAGCGTAAGCGATCGCGCAAGCGCGAGGAGGAGGAAGAGGAGTCCATGGAATCCGATCCCGATCCCGATCCCCAACAGCAACAAGCCGCTCCCCCCGAAGAGAAAGCGGCTGATGGAGAGGACTGGTTTAAGGCTATGCGCGCCGCCCTCGCTGAGGGCGATACGGCTTCTTCTCCTTCAGTTCCGCCCCAGTGAACGCGAGGGTGTTGCATTCCTCCCACTGAATGCCGGTGGCTGAGTGTTGAAGATTCAGAATGGGTGATGGGAGTCCGATCCTCCCTCCCCGCTTGCAGAAGGCTAACTGGAACCTTCTAGGCTTGGACTGGCCTACTTCATGGAGAACCGCTATCTCCCGCGCCCAGTTGGCAAGCTCGGACGATCCGAATCCTGAGTGGGCCAGCTCCATAGTGGTGAGCGGCTCTCCGCCTTCCTTACGCTGAGGCTTGGAGACATGGTGCATCCAGACCCATGCGACCTTGGTCTCATGGAGGATGGGTTGGAGCTTGTTACGGAGGAACACGCTGACCTCGGACTGATCGCTCAGGTCTCCACCGAAGTAGGAGAACAGGGGGTCTGCGACGATGAGATCCAGCTTGGACTTGTGAATGAATCGGCGGGCGTAGGCCAAGAACGCTTCACCGGTTCGTATGGTCTCGGTGCGGAACTCTAGGTTCTTCTGGAGCTGGTTCATCTGATCGAGGTTGAACCGTCTATGGATCACCCCTCGGAACGCTTCTGCGAGATCGCCACGATCGTTCTCTGCCTGGACGACTCCGATCTTCAGTGGCTTCACCGGCTTGATGCCGAAGAAGTCGAGACCGAGGGACCACCGGACGATGATCTGCATCATCAGTGATGACTTCCCGATGCCGGTTCCACCGCTGATGATCATGGAGGAGCCGCGAGTGATCCATCGATTGCCGATGAGGTTGTCGGGATCTTTCTTTGGATCAAAGTCCATGAGGTCTTTGACCGTGACGATGGTGGACTGGTCCTCATCGGTCTCGCGGGCGGTGAGCCAATCCTCCCACGAGTTTGCGCCCAAGTTAGTGGCCAACAACTTCTGCTGTGATTCGCCCCTCCATGCGCCGGGGAGCCGGGAGAACCTTGATGGGTTCTTGTTCTTGGGATCGATTCCGGGGATGGCGGAGTAGATGAGGTCGCGGCGGGCATCCCACTCTTTGCGGGAGGGAGCATCCACCCGGACCCAGCCGTGGATACTCTTGCCCCCGGAGTCGATGAGAACGCTGATGGGTAGACCTGAGTCGCGGAGGAGCTTCTCCTGCTCGGGCTTGGGCTTGTCATCGAACTCGACGAGGACATGGCGGTATGCGCTGACATCGTTGTCGGAGCCGCTGTAGAGGTTGGGCTTGAACGGGTTGATGCGGACGTAGACTCCTTCGGCGCGGTCGGGGCGGAACAGGATGGAGTCGGGGCTATCGAATCGTTTGATCCAATCCTCGACCGGCAGGAACGATCCTGAGGTTAGTGGCCTACCCTCCTCGACCTGTTCGCAGATGCAGACCACTTCGGTGGCGGCGAATGCGGATGAGAGGAACCGGCTGAACTCGGAAGCACCAGGAGTGGTTGTGGGAGTGGGTCGCTTGAAGGTTACACGCGAGAGGTCCATGCCCATGCCCATGCCCACGGTACTCTGGATCAAGTGGCCCGCTGGTTTGTCGTGGTTCCGGGATGAGGCTTCGCGGAGTTTGTAGGCCAGATCCTTGTCGGACCACGGAGGCTGGCAGGATAGGTTCCATTCAGCGAGTAGGGTCATTGCGTCCCCGTAGCCTAGCTGGAAGCCGTGTACGAGGCCCACGGCGGCGGTGTAGGTGGTGTTATGGCCACCGGACCCGGAGATTGCTGGCGGCACCTTGGCAAGCCAAAGAGCCGCTCGTTCGAGCGTTGTCATGTCGTTGATTCGTTGCTGGTTTCGGACTGCGGATCTACTTCTTCTTTCGGAGTGTTCCGGCCTTGTCCATTGCCTTGAACATCTCCACTTCCATCATGCGCTTGATGGCGGCGGTCTTGGTGGGATAGGTGCCCATGTTCTTCTTATGGGTCTTGGATTCGACTTTGTAACCGGCCTTAGTTTTCTTGATCATAGGGTTTGAATTTGGCGTGGAACTCGATGCTGAGTCGGACGTAGATGTTGTCACCTCGGCTGTAGACGACAACCGGTTGTTTGATTTCGGCGAGGCGTAGCTGGGCTTCACCGATGAGTTCGACGATCACTGTAGGATTTGATCGATTGACGAACCTTCGGGGTTCTTGATTTCCATTTTCCATTTGCGTTGTTCCTTGAGCGGGTAAGCGATCCAACCGTTGGCGACTCCCCACGAGATGATGCTTGCTGCTTCCTCCATGAGTCGGCGGTTCTCCTCGGTGAGTATGGTTCGTTCTTCCTCGGTGATCTTCGATGGCTTCTTGTTGTTCTCCAATCGAGCCTCGTACCAAGGCTGTTCATGGCGCGGTGTTTTCATGGCGATGAGATCTTGGCCAACATGCAGTTGCAATATGAACCCTTGGTCTTTGCATTACACTTGGGATGATGCACGGGGTTTGAAATGATGTGTGCTGTTAGATCCTTCGTGAGTGTGACCAGCTCCAGGATGCGGGCTGATGCTTCCGCGCAGACTGCGTTTGCGGCCCCATCGGGCGAGCAGATTTCGGATGAGAGGATGTTGAGTGCGTTGACTAGATCGTGTGTTGAGGACTTGTGCATGGTTACTTTTGTTTGTGGATTATGATGCCGTTTCCCTTGGCATCGGTGAGTTCTACTGACCGAACGTCTTCGAGGCGGGCCAGTGTCTTGACCATCTCGATGGGGTCATGGGCTTGTGCTACGCAGGTGAGGTGGATGTCTCCATCACCGTGG